ACTATATTTACATACAATTCTAATAGTTAGCGTTATCACCTGCAATAATTAACCAATAATAAATCCTAATGGGGCTGATCCATCGACGTAGTTTGCTAAATCCATTTCTAATTTATCTATCATGACATCGGCTTCTGCTTTCATCTCTGCACCATTAAGTGTAACCCCACCTTGTGCACCAGGCAATGAAGAAAATTTACCACGTGCTTCTCCTAACATACGCTTACAATATGCAAGTGCATAATCTCGTAACCAAGATTTCAAATATGGATCTACTAGTAATTGTTCATCATTGCGTTCAACATGAACATGAATTAGAACTAATGCATCGGCTCTCATTTTTCTTAACAGTTTTAATTTTTTTGTAACTGGATTCCAAATATACATAATATCGGTTGCTGCTACTTTATTTAAAGTTTCACGATACTGAGTAAAGAAGTCAAATGTTGCAACACCGCCAATATGATTGTTTAAAAAGAAATATGAATTAGCATATGCTAACTCAAATGGATCCATGTCAACGCCGCCAGAAACTCCGTTACCAAATGAACGATTCCATATTTGCTTTACTTCTATGATTTCTTCTGGTAATGTATACTCTGCTACATCTTCTTTTAATTCTAACGCATAGAAATCTTCTTCAACTGCATTTTCTGAACGTTGTCTTATTTTAGAAAGAGCAATATCCAATGCAACATCATAATGCTCCGGATCCAATTCTATATCAATCATCCCATCGCCAAGCAATAGTCTGATTTGTTTGATTACATCATTCTTAATTTTATTTCTGGTTTCAGGCATAATTTATCTCCGATATACAGTATTTATCAGAAACTAAAAAATCCTTAGTATCAACGTCTGTTCATTAAACCTTCCGTTCATTTTTGTTTCAACACTCTTAACTGCACTAAACTCTTTCTGTAATGAACGCTTTGCAACCTTTTTAAACATGGATATCTGTTCCGCTGGTTTGCGCATAGTTTTTTGGACACTTTTATTTTCATCAAAGTTAATAAGGGTTGTTCCTTTAAATGACAATGAATTTTTATCTGCAGGATAATATATACCCAACTTGCGTGTCTTTGTATTATATGTCATAATAGCTTGAGCGTCTAAACATTCCAATGGTTTCTGACTTACACTATTCGTTGATGTATCTTGCTTACAGTACTTTACCTTAGATACGATCTTTTCCTTGCTCTGTGGTTTGTTCTTACGTGGGGCGCGGTTAATTTTACTTTCTTGAATAATCATATCACATGCATCTAGAATATTACGATACATTATCCACATATTTTTGATTTGATCTTTTTTAAGATGATTGTAACCTTCTTTAATTTGTTCGTAATCATCCTTCTTGGTATCAGTCATGCGCTTCGGTGGGTTCAGTAGCATATCAATTTCAGAATACGCACCTTCATACATCCCTTGTATGCACTTTGCGTGATTTCCTTTTGCATCAACTTTTTTAAGAATTTTAAATGGATCAAAATTATTTAATGTAGATTTTTTATAATCAAATTGGTCAACAAAATCATCTATGTCATTTGCCATATCCATTGATTTTTCCTTGAGCAATTGTTGAATGTTAGGACGTTGGACATCCTTTATTTTTTCTTCTTCAATCTTCGCTTCTTTTACTTCAAGGCCACGCCGAATGAGATCTTCCAGTTTTTCTTTAACATACATATCAGCATCACGCATGGTGTTATTACTTACTCCAGGCAATGTTTCCAAATATGCTGTCATACCACTGTGATTTACTGGCATACCTTTCACCAACGCTCTAGTATATGAACAGACTGTCATTGGTATTAATACGTCAGATATATTTTTAACAGCCGATACTTGTTCCTTGGTGTATCCGTTTTGTCTCATCCAATCTATTACCCAAGGCTTGCCGTCCTTCTGTGTAAAGTAATAGTTATAATAAAATGTAGTTCGGCACCGTTCCCTGTAGTATTCTTCTGCAGACATATCATCTGCATATAGCCACTCCGGTTCTGGGCCTGTGTACTTTTCATCTACAAACTTAGGCGTCCTAGCCGGTTTAGATTTTTTACGTTTTAAAGTTGCTACCATGTCGAATCACTCCTTAACCCTATTTAATGTTAGTATATAATAATATAAAGATTTGTCAAGTTTTTTCTTAATTTTTAACAAAATCAGTATTACCATCAAGTTCTTTTACCCTTGGGATAATATCAGACTTCAATGCATTTATCAGTAATGCACTCCGAAAGTCATTTGAGTTATTAGGCATAGTACTATGCAAAGTTCTACCATCATACATCAATACATCTCCTGGTTTAGCAAGAAATTGCTGCCCCTCAGTAATTAGTCTATGGTTATAATGTTCTCTATTTTCTTCTAAGTCCTTATAATTAATTCGTTCTAAACTAGAACCAGGTAGATACGCAGTGCCACCATTCTCTAATGTAAAGTCATCTAGAGGAATGATAATTTGAACGCCAAGAGTTTCATAACTTTCGGCAAACTCCTCGAAACGATATGGAGTATCAATATGAGCATATACTTTATTCGATGATGGACGAGTTGAAATGCAATCAACTACATGAATATCCCATTCGTTAATACCGAATAGCCTATTTATTTGATTATATAATTGCCAAACAACTGGCTCCCACATCTCTCTTGGTGGCTGTGTTGTCCACCATACATCATACTCTCGTTCACCGTCATGTTTGCCATAGTAATTGCCATCTACTGCATTACCACGGTGATACCTTTCTGGATTAGTAGCCCATAATTTAAATTGTGAAATTGTAGTAGGATTAATTACATCCCGCATTACTAATGTACCATCAGATACCATTTTATTCTCCACGATGTTTACTCCCCAATACTTAATGTTAGTATATGATAAATACAATTATAAGTCAAGGAAAAAATGATGCCAAGATTAAGTTTATGGAACCCACGCAAAGGTAATGACTATAAGTTCATTGACAAAATGGTGAAAGCACATTTTGAACATGGCGGTACTGCATTACTTGTACACAAGTATATAGGATCAGTTGATGAATCTGATCCCAACTATGACCCTGCGAATCCACCCATCCAAGACTTATTATTTATGGAAAATAGAGATAGACGATACGAAACTACAATTTTTGAGTTGCGTGGAACATATACTGTCAACGACCAAGACTTTGATCTATCACAATTTGGTATGTTCTTGGGAACGGACCAAAGTATATTTCAAGTTCATATAAATGACATGGTTGAAAGAATTGGTAGAAAACTTATGACAGGAGATGTAATTGAATTGCCTCACATGAGAGAGGATCTATTACTTGACGAAGAAGCAGAAGCAGTAAATCAATATTGGGTTGTCCAAGAAGGTTCGAAATCATCAGAAGGTTTTGATCCAGGATGGTGGCCACATATATGGCGTATACGTTGTAAACAACTACAAGATACACAAGAGTATACAGATATATTTGGAACTGGCGAAGAAGTAGATGACTTGAAGAATTTACTTTCAACATATAATAAAGAACTTGATATAAATGAAGCGATAATTGCAGAAGCACAGGAAAATGTACCGGGTAGATACTATGATTATAGAAAAAATAATTTAGAATTTGCAGTAGAAAATTCAGAACATCCCGGTGATGTCGATTATTCTACAGTCGAAAATGGAATTTCATTTCCACAATACCCAGATGACAATGCATTTTTTCTCAGAACTGATTACACGCCGCATAGATTATTTCAATATAGAGATAACAAATGGTACAAAATAGAAGACGATGACGGCTCTTGGCAAGTTGGAAACTATCTACACCATAAATTTATCAACAATGATGGCATAGTTACATTGGATGATGGCACTGAAATTACGTCACGTGTTAATTTGTCAAAAGCAATTAAACCTAAAATAGACTAAGAAAAATATTATGATACAATTATTCACTGTAAATCTCACATTACGATATGGATTGGATTAAAAATGGCAGATTTAAGACAACTACACTTTTATGATGAACAAGTAAGACGTTACTTGCTTCAGTTTATTCGTATTTTCAGTGGCTTTAATGTTAAAACTGGTAAAAAATTAAATGACGGGACAAGTGATTACTATATAAAAGTTCCGAGTCGTTATGGCGATGTATCAAGAATGGCTGCAACAATTATGAAAGGCAATAGTGAAAATATTGTTAATTCAGCACCATTTATTTCTTCATATATTCAAAGTTTACAACCTGATAGACAAAGATTACAAGAACCATTTTTTAGTGATACAGTTAAGGTAAACGAAAGACAATGGGATCCTGTAACTAGTTCCTATACTGAAGAACAAGGTAACAGATACAGCGTAGGC